TTACTCAAACTTTGCAAGCTTTAACCGCAAAGGCATAGCCCGCTTAACGAGCATAAATAATTAGTTATTAATAGTAGTTAATCGTGCCATAATGAGATTCTTTCTTTTTTGGCACGAGACTAAATATATTGAAATCTGGAATTTACAGGATCACAAATAAAGTAAACGGTAAAATTTATATTGGTAGCGCAGTTAATTTTTCTCAAAGATGGGGGATGCACCTTCATCAACTTAGAAAAGGCAGCCATCATTCAGTTTTATTACAAAGAGCATTTAATAAATATGGGGAAGATTGTTTTTTATTTGAAAAAATAATCCTATGTGCAAAAGAAGATTTAATTTTTTATGAGCAAATAAAAATTGACGAATACAAGCCTTATAACCCTTTAGTTGGTTATAACATTTGCACTAAAGCTGGAAGTTCTATGGGCGTTAAAATGTCTGATAAAAACATTAAGCTTATGAAAAACAGATTGATAGGTAATAAATACACTCTTAACTATAAGCATAGCTCAGAAACAAAGGAAAGAATGTCTTTAGCGCATATGGGTAATAAGAATAGTGTTGGTCATAAAAATTGGCTTGGCAAGAAACACAGTGAAGAAACAAAGGCAAGGATGTCTGATATTGCAAAGTCAAGACCACCAATGCCTGAGGAGTTAAAGAAAAAAATAAGTGAATCACTTAAAGAAAATCATAAAAAATTTCCTAGAAAGTCAGTGATTCCAAGTGAAGAAACAAGGGAAAAAATGAGACTATCTCATTTAGGAAAATCTACTGCTAAAAAAGGCACTAAAACATCGCCTCATTCAGAAGATACAAAAAGAAAAATATCTGAAGGAATCATTGCTTTTCATGCAAGGAAAAAAAATGAAAAACAACAAATTACTTCAATCAACAACTAAGTCAATAAACGATGCCCATTTTAACGAGTGGGCATTTCTTAAACATCTAATTAGAGGATTTGCCATGCCTGAACTTAGCATTAAAGTACCCTCGTCAGCATCCACATTATCGGTTGCCATTTCAGGCACATCCGCACAATCACCGGCTCTGCTTAATATCACAGGTGCAGATATAAACGATGCTGCAGTGGTGATGTCGACAGTGGATTGCTTTGTTATTATCGGTGCGAATCCAACAGCAACCACCGCTTGCTTACCGTTACTCGCTAACGTGCAATATAGGCTTTATGGCTGGAACGCTGGCGAAAAGATGGCGTTTATTACAGCCGGTAGCACTGGCACAGCTTATATCACTCCATCAGCATAATGTTACAGCTTGGCATCAGAGGTCTGGGCATAGCGCGGTTTAAATTCAACGTGCTGGCGTGGTTCGCCAAAAACGAACCGGGTGCATGGTACGACCCCTCGGATTTAACCACATTATTCCAAGAATCTACTGGCGTAACGCCTATGGCTACTGTCGGCACAGTTGCAGACCAACCAGTCGGCTTGATGCTCGATAAGTCACGGGGCTTGGCGCTAGGTACTGAGTTGGTGACCGGTGATTCTTCGACATTTACTTCAGGTGTTGGCAATTGGGCGGGTACTTCAGCAACAATTGCCGCTGTTAATGGTGAGTTACAAATAACTCAAACTGTTACTAATGGTAGAGCTTATTTAAGTTTCCCTTGCGTAGCTGGTGCTTATTATCTAGTGTCAGCAGATGTAAGATCAGTTAATGGTGTAAGTTGTGGTTTAGGAGTGTCTCAATATGGCGATGGAAATGGAGCTAATTTTGCGGCTGGTTTAACAACATCAAGCACATTTGTAAGACAAACGATAAGACTACCTTCTGCTTCAGGAACAGCTCTGTATACAATAACTGTCGGCTGTAATGGTGCTGGAACAGGAGTGTTTGCTTGTGACAACATCAGCGTCAAACAAATCGCAGGCAACCACGCCTATCAAGCCACCTCCGCTAACCGCCCGATACTGAGTGCAAGGGTTAATTTGCTGACTAAGACCGAGGATTTTAGTGCGGCTGTTTGGGAAAAACCCGATGGCGCACTATCCATTACGGGTGGCGTTTCTGACCCGCTAGGTGGGGTAACGGCATTCACACTAACAACATCCGCGGTCAATCAAAGATTTAGTCAACTTAGCGGGCTTTCTAATATTTCTGCGTCTGTATGGATTCGACGCAGGACAGGCTCCGGTGCAATCGGTTTGTTTAACGGAACTGCTTGGCCTGCACTCGCTATCACATCGGAATGGAAACTATTTTCTGTTTCAGGGGGTTCACTTTTTTCTCTGTACTTGAGTGCATCAGGAGACGCTTTTGATGTATGGCACCCAGACCTACGCCCCACGAACTCAGGCGCACTACTACCACCTTACCAGCGCGTCAACACAGCCTCAGACTACGACAGTGTAGGATTTCCGCTGTATCTCAAGTGCAACGGGCTACAAAGCGCAATGTCTACTAACTCCATTGACTTTACAGCTACGGATAAGATGACTGTGGTGACGGGGGTTAGGAAGTTGAGTGATAGTTTTGAAAATGGGAGGGTTTTTGAGTTAAGCGCAGCGATCAATGACGGGGTTATCGGCTTAAGAGCGCCCGGAGTATCAATAAGTAAAGGATATATGATTGTATCTAGGGGTACTAGCACAAATATTGTTGATATTATAAATTATGTAGCACCTATAACCAATATTTTAACATTACAATCATCAATATCGACACCATCAAATTTAGTTAGAATTGATGGGTTGTTAGCAGGTTCAAATCTTGAAACTCAAGGTACAGGAACATTCGGTAACTACCCACTTTATTTATTCTCAAGAAATAATGGAACAGTCGGAACTTATTTCAACGGACAATTCTACGGTGCTGTAATTCGAGGCGCACAATCTGACACAGCTTCTGTAGCTCAAACTGAACAATACATGGCACAAAAAACAGGGATAACATTCTAATGACAAACTTTACTAACTGCACGATTATCGTTTTAGCAGAAGATCGCACTAAAGCGCAAGACGTAACGACCACCGAGTATTTTAACGCACAAGCTAGTTCAGATGGTCTGTTACCTATCACACATTACTTTACCAGCGGCCCGTTTAGTAATGACGAGGTGGATGCACTTGTAAACACCGCTTGGCCTAAGTGGGTAAGATCAGATGATTGGCAAGCAGCACTGGCAGGCTTGGGCTTGGCTCAGGTTATTCCAGAGATTGATCCGAGTGTTGTGTTAACAGTACCGGCTGAGGAAGCTATCTAATGGCGTTAGTCGTTGAAACTGGCACAGCATCAGCAACCAGCGAAAGCTTTAGCAATGTAGCGGATGCGTTGGCCTATTTCACAGCGCGCGGTAATTCTGCATGGTTGGCTTTAACGACAGCACAACAAGAGGTAGCACTTAGAAAAGCCACAGATTATATGGAGGCAGTCTACTCGCAACGCTGGGCAGGCACACGCACAACGTCCACACAGGCGCTGTCATGGCCTAGATACAGTGTATTCGTGAATGGTTATGTCACGTCTAGTTCAGCGGTGCCTAGAGCCATTGTTAACGCTTGCTCTGAACTTGCCTTGAGAGCGTCAGCCGGTGAATTGCTCAGTGATTCAACACAACAAAAAACCCGTACCAAAGTAGGTGACATTGAGGTTGAGTTCGACAAATACAGCCCACAGTCTGCACAGTATTTAGCTATAACCGCCTCGCTTGCACCCTACTTCGAGTTGGCTTCTAGCATAGAGCGAAAGGTCGTCAGGTGAGCTTTTACGCTGACATGCAAGCGGTAGCAGATAGCACCCTGGCAGACTTGGGGCAGCTTGTCACGCTCACCACTAAAACGGTGGGTGCTTACAATCCAGCAACGGGCAATGCAGCAGTCACGATCTCAACACAACAAGTTAAAGCAGTCGTATTTCCGCGCGGCACCAAAGATATTGACGGTACATTGATACAGCAAGGCGATCAAAAGTTATTACTGTCTATGGCAGGGGCAACAGCGCCACACTTAGATGATACCGTCACCATTGGCGCTACGACTTACACGATAACCTTTATCAAACTACTCGCACCGGCAGGCATTAACGTCTTGTGTGAGTGCAACATTAGGGGCGTGTGATGTCTGGTAATTTTGCACTCGATATATCACGTTTTGTTAATCGAACTCACAGCAATGTGGATCTGGTCACTAAAAAAGTCATCATCAGCCTAATGCGCTCAGTTGTTAGAAAGTCACCTGTTGGTAATCCTGAGATCTGGGTAACGATGCACAATGGGCAATATGTCGATTATGAATCAGTGCATGGTGTCAGCAGTTATGTGGGTGGACGTTTTAAGGCTAACTGGCAATATGACAACGGCTCTATGCCTAGTGACACACTTGACGCTATTGACGCAGACGGTAGTTCAACGCTGACTCGTATGATTGGCGAAATACCACAGCAGGCATCGGGAAAGATTCACTACATCGTCAATAATTTACCTTATTCAATACGTCTTGAGAATGGTTGGTCATCACAATCGCCGTCAGGAATGGTGGGCTTGACTATATCAGAATATCAAGGAATTGTTAGACGTGCAGCTCAAGAGGTTAATCCATGAGTATTTCCGCTATTCGTAGCACTCTGGAATCAGCGCTTGACGGCATGACACCGGCTTTAGCAACCGCTTGGCAGAAC